ATAAAAATTTTCCTTTTGAGTTTATAATTAAAAAAGGTGTCAAATGCAATAAAATTGAAGAAACAACTTTAAATTTACTACTAAAAAAATCTATTAAATATTTAAATTTAACTGATGAAATAATTTTTTAATTTGGCATTTTAAATATACAAAGGTGTAATATATAAAAATATAAAATTTTTTTATATGTAAAGTATTTAATTATATATTGCTCTTTCTGACCATAATATTGAATAATGTTTTAATTTCTCATTTGATCCCTGTTCTCCCCTATATTCTGGATACATCTTTATTATTGGTAATACTCCATATTTTATAATTGGATTTCCTGGATCATTTGAATGTAAAAATAATCGTATATTCATTTTATCCTGCAATGTAAAAAATTTACTTACTAATTGGGGTCCTGTTGGACATAAACAATCTGGTCCATAATATCTATTTTTAACATTAAATAATATCTGTAATATACATTTACCTAATACTTTATTCCTTGGTTTTACTGCTATTAATGCATTATATATTCCTGAATTTACTCTATTTGGATAATCTAATACAAAATGTTCTCTTGTTGTTAAATGTAATAATTTAAATTTTCCTATACCACTTAATTTTATATCCATATAAATACCTCCATGAACATATAATACACAATATCTCCATAAATCTGCTTTATATGCACCTGGACGTAATTTATCAAAAGCCCATAATATTGATATTGGAAAATGTTTCTTTATAAATTCTCTACAATCATTATCATCAAATAAATAATACTTAAATTCTGGATTAAAAAAACGTATCCTTGCTACATTCAATTTCATATAATAAGGTATATCTTTTGTATGCCATGTTTGAAATATTTTTAATGGTATTACACTATTTATTTTTTTTAAATAATTTTTACTTTTATCTTCAGTTTTTTTTTTTATATTCTCTTCTATATCTTTATCAATTGTTGTTGTTATTTCTTCTTCATTTTTTTTTAAATCATCTCCTATTTCTTCAATACTTTCTTCTTCTATTATATTAGTATCTTCATTATTCGTTTCATTAATTTGATCTATTTCATTGATTTGATCTATTTCATTGATTTGATCTATTTCATTGATTTGATATATTTCATTGATTTGATCTATTTCATTGATTTGATCTATTTCATTGATTTGATCTATTTCATTGATTTGATTCTTTTCATTCATTTGATTATTTTCATTATTTATTTCATTTATTTGATTATTTTCATTATTTAAATTTATTTCATTATTTAAATTTATTTCATTATTTAAATTCATTTGATTCTTTTCATTATTCATTTCATTATATAAATTCATTTCATTAATTAAATTCATTTCATTATTTAAATTTATTTCATTATTTAAATTTATTTCATTAATTTGATTTATTTCTATATTTGTATTAAAATTATTGTTTTCAATATATTTATTTTTTTCATTTATATTATTTTTTTTTATATCATATTTATTATTTATTAATACTATATTATCTTTTTTTAAATATTCTTTAATTTTACTAAAATCAAATCTACTATTTAATAATTCTTGATATAATTCTAATGTAATCTCTATATTATTTATTTGTATAGACATATAAATATTATATATTTATTTTTTATTTTTAAAATAACGCAATTTATTTTATCTTAAATACCAATGATATGATATATAATCATAATTATTATATAAATCTTCTAATTTATTTGTATTCTTCCATTTTAATTCTCTTATTTTTATTTTATCAGAATGATATATTAACATAAAATTAAAATATATTTCATATTCAGATGCACCTGATCCTCCTTCTTTTCTTAAATTTATATCTACATTTTCTAAAAATATTTTCCAAAAAGGTTTTGATTTATTATGATATACTTCAACCATGTCTATTAATTCTTTTATATATTCCCTATTAAATAACATATGATGACATATTCCTGATACATTCTGTATAACTTTTATGAATGATGGATGCAACTTATTCATATGTATAAAATATGGCTGATGATACTCATTACTATAATTAAATAAATCTTTTTCTGTTATACCCTCCTTAAATTTTATTGGTTTTAAAAAAAATGTATCACTATCAATCACTAAATAACTATCTAATAAATTCGGTATTACTATACTTACATATAATTTTAATAACTGTTGTAAATACCATCCATTCCTTTTCGATTTCCCATGTTTTCTCTCTATATCTATTATCTTAAATGGAAATATTTGTTCTGGTATCGTTATACAACCATCTATCTTTAAATATGGATGATACGATATTAAAAATATTTTCCTATAACCTACTATATTTTTTTTTGTATATCTTATTTGATTTATTACTATATTTATATCATTCGGTCCAACTGGAATTACTATATCAAACATTAAATATATTTTTTAATATATTTAATTTATTTTATTATACCTTATTTTTTTATAATTTTTCTTATATATTACTCTAATTCTACTGATTTTATACTTAAATAAGCTTTATAGAAATCTTCATAATTAGTGAAACTTTCCATTTCATCTTTTTCTCCATTATATAAACTTATTTTAGCAATTATATCATTGTAATAAGGTTTTTTTAAGATTTTACGAAGGACTGAATATTCTTCATTAGGTATTTCTTCCTCTTCATACTCTTCTAAATCTTTACAATAACCAGTCCCCAAATCACAAATTAGATGAATCGGTTTTTTCATATATTTTAACACCTCTTTATTTGGATGATGCCCTTTAATAATAAGTGTATCTGCATTTGATAAATCATTCTCTAAACTATTTAATGAAAATTTTAAATGGTGAGGAATACAAGTAGAAGTATAATATTTTACAAACATATCATTATCATTATTTGTAAATAACCATACTGCTGCCTCTAAATGATCACAATTTATTTCACTAAAATTATCCGTTAATTTCTCATGACTTTGTAAAGAAAAATCATATTTTTTGAATTTTTTATGTAGTTTTTCTATAAAATATTTCCTATAAAAATCCCTATAATAATAATTAAAACCATGTTCATTTAATGGCAAACTATCTACTAATATTAATCCTTGAAACTTATTCGAAAAAGATTTCACTAGTCTTATATCAAAACCTGCACCAATATATACCGCTGTTGAGATAGTCATATATCTATATATATTAATTATAAACATGGATCTAAACTTATTTTTTCAATTTTTATTTTTTTGATAAAACTGCATAACTACAACGAACTCCTTCATCATTTTCAAAAATATATTCATATACATTTTCATCCACATATTCTTCTGGTATTTCATCATATTCAGGTAAATATTCATAATATTCATCTTTATCTGTATCTTTGTATTTATTATCTAGTTTTCCTGAAAAATCCGAATACTCATTTTTAACTTGTTTTAACTTTAAATCATTCGAATATTTAATCACCGATATAGGTAACCAATACTGATCTTCACTACTACTCAATTCAAATCTAACACTCCATTTATTCGAATCTACTCTTCTAAATGGAAAATTACTATATATTTGTAATATTTCTTTTTCAGTTGGAATCATATTTTTGTTACTGTTATCTTCTCCTTCATATACAGGGATTAAAATTTGAAACCATCTATTTTCTAATTTTTTTAAAATTGTATTGAAATCTTTTATTAATAATCCATTTATATTTATTATTTCTGTTTCTATCTGTTTTTCTTGTTCTTCTGTTATATGTATATGATCTGGAACAATTAATTCTAAATCACCATAATCAACATAACCACAAAAATCTTCTTCTGGTTTATATATTAATTTATATCCATTATCATATTCATATATCTTTGTATATCCTCTACTTGCCATATTATCTGAACTATCCGTATGATAAGGATATTCACTACATATTTTATCAACTATTTTTGCATAAACTTTACAAAAATTTTTAACTGTTTCGTCCAATTCTTGTTTTTTAACTATTTTTTTTGTTATTTTAGTATTTTTCTTTACCTTTCTTTTATTTATTCTTGATTTATTTATAGTTTTTGATTTAGAATAATTATTTCTGGTGGATGATCTCGTTTTCATCAAATTAATATATTTATTTAATAAATTAATTTATATTTATCATTTCATTTCAATTTTTTATAATGTTCAAGATATTATGATTCATTCAGTTAAAACTGCATATTCACAATTATATCCATCATCTACCATATCTTCAAAGTGATCCTTATCCATATAAGATTTTGGTATTTTATCTTCAATATATTCATATTTATCATCTTTATCTTTATATTCTTCATCTAGTTCTCCACTATATGTTTGATATTCTTTTTTTACTTTTTTCATCTTTAAATCCTTTCCATATTTTAATACACTTAATGGATTCCAATAATAAAAACATTCTTCACATAAATTATATCTCAAACTAAATACATTCGGACTAATTCTTCTAAATGGTGTTGTGATCCTTAAAATCTTATTCTGATCTGGAATCCAATTGACTTCACTTGCATCTTGATCATAATCTTTATATATTAATTTATCATACCATGTATTTTCTGATTTCTTCAAGATCGCATTAAAATCTCTTATCAAGAGACTATAAATAAAATTAATCTCTTTATATATCTTCTTCTCTTGTTCTTCCGATATATTTATATCATCTGGAACTACTAGATCTATATCTGCCCATTCTACCCAAGCTCCACCACGACTTTTTTCATCTTCTGGTTTATAGATTATTTTAAATCCTCTCTCATATTCAAAAACTTTTTCATAACCATTCGTCCATATATCATTGCTGCTATCATTACTATGAATAAACTCGGAAGTTATTTTATCAATTATTTTTGTAAAAACTTTACAAAAAATCTTCACATCTACATCTAATTTTCTATTAAAATTAATTGCATTTTTATTCTTTCTTACCTTCTTTATTATCTTTGAATTTTTAGCTAATGTTATATGATCTTTTATCAATTTTTCTTCATTATATTCTTTCTTGATAGTGTTTCTTTTTGATCTTAAAGTCATCGTTCGGGTCATCATTTAAATAATGATATTATATATTTTATAAGTTGTAACATATTGTTTTTAATATTTCAATTTTTTTATCAAACTTCTAATGTTACTTTTGCGACTCCTGTATTAAATCCTTGACGATAATCAGAAAATAATGAAATTTCTTTAAATTCAGGTCCATTTTTAATACATTCTATATATTCAGGATCTGTATATTCTGTATATTCTTCCTCTTTATCTTCTTCCTCCGTTTTTTCTTCATCTTCGGTTTCTTCTTCATCTTCTTTAACCTTTTCATCTTTATCTTCATTTTTGGTTTCTTTATCTCCTTCAGATTTAGATTTATTTTCTCTAAAATATTTTAATATATGACCATATTTTTCATTCATTTCTTCAGGCGTCATATGTTTTAAATGATCCCATTCCTCTAGATCTTTACAATATTTAATGACCTGAAGTGGTCTCCAAAAATAATGACAAGATTCACCTAGATTAAATTTTAATATCCAAGAATTCTGATCATTTTTCTGAAATTTATGATAAATTTGTAATATATCATTTTGATCAGGGACATCTTTTTCGATCACATTATAGAATCTATTATTTGTCAATTTCATAAAATTATTAAAATCTTCAACTAATAATCCATTTACATAATTTATCTGGTCTTTTATTTTTTTCTGATTATTTAATCTTATATTTTTGGGTATCATCAATAATAAAGCAGCTCTCTCTACCCATCCATCTGGTTTGGCAGGGTTATACATTATTTTCATTCCATGTGTATTCTCATATTGAAATACTTCTCTTTTTCCTGTATAATCATAATCACAAGCACCATCATCATGATGGATAAAATAATGACAAATCATTGATACCATTTTAGCATATAATTTACCAAAACTAATATACTTATCTTCATTATCATTAGTTTCATCGATTTCTGGTTCTATTATTTTATTTACTTTTTTTGAAGTTTTCTTTGTAATAGAAGATTTTGGTGTTGTTATATTGTTATCATTTGATTTTGTTGATCTTGATTTCGTTTTCATTATGAAATATAATTATATAAAATTTAATTAATAATTCTATTTAAATTTTATTCAATTTTTATAATATGATTCTAGAGTGTAAATCTTTAATATCCATAATTTTGTATATAATATAATGTATCACTATTTATATATTGATAATATAATGATTTATTAGGATCATTAGAATAATTGATAACTTTTAATGGATACCATTTTAAATTTTCAGTTGATAATAATTTATATTTTAGTGTCCATTTATGCTTATTTATTTTATGAAATGGTTGTTCTATTATTTGTAAAATACTCATTTCATTGATTCTTTCTTTTGGTATATGATAAAACCATTTATTCTTAGTTTCCATTAAAACTTCTTTATAGTCATCTAGTAATAAATTATTAATTTTTTTTATTTCTTTATTTATATATTTCATTGTAATATTAGATATTTCATATATTTCTGGTATTTCTAGATATATATTAGCATATTCTATATAACTATAATTCTTTATTTTAATTGGTGAATATTTTATTATTAAATCCATATCTCTCTTAAATATTGTTTCACATCCTGTATCTCTATAATCTCGTAATATATCATCATGATGAATAAAATAATTACAAATTTTTGATATTATTTCCGAATAACACTTACCAAAATTTTTTACTAACTTAAAATCATATTTTTCAATCTCTAAATCAGTAAAAATATTAATATCTGGTTCTACTTCTATTTTTATTGGTATTTTATCTGTTTTTATTAATTGCCTTTCATATCTTTTATTTTTTTTTATTTTATTTATATTATTTGATAAATTATATATTGTTTTCATATTTCTTATATATTTTATAATAGTTTCGATATTTTAAATAATATTTCAATTTTTATGTATCGTTATATTTTGTATATTACTTTATTAATAAATAATATATAATGACTAGTAGAGATCAAGTTATTGCATTAATAAAATTTAAATTATTAAAAAAAAATAATAAAAATAATATTGATAATTTGTTATCATTAAATGATAATATACAACAATTAAATTTTATACCTAAACGTATTTTTCAAACTCATAAATCACTTGATTATATTTCTTCTAAACCTAAATTATTTAGTGCTTTAATGAGTTGGTTAAGATTTACACCTGAATATAATTATTATTTTTTTGATGATGAAGATATGGATAGATTTATGAGAGAAAAAATGAGTGAAAATATTTATAAAGCTTTTTTAAAATTACCCTTACCGGTTATGAAAGCAGATTTATGGAGATATTGTATTGTTCATTATTATGGTGGTATTTATACTGATATTGATACTGTATGTAAAGTTAATATTAATTATTTTATGAGACATGGATCTCAATTAGTTATTGCACCAGAAAATGATGTTCATCTTTGTCAATGGACATTCTTAGCACCTCCTAAATCACCAATATTAAATATGATTATTGGTTTATCTGTTATTCGTATTCTTTCTATTAAACAATTTAAAGGAGAACATATTATACATTATTTAACTGGTCCTGGTGTTTTTACTGATGGTATTGAACAATATTTAAAAATGAATAATAAAATTACTTATCCAAATAGAATTAAATATCATAACTATTATGATAAAAATTTATTATATGTATTTTCTGAATATGATTTTTCCTTTAATCTAATTTATCATTTATATACTGGAGCAGATGAAGATGGATGGACTAAAGATCGGGATCGTTTATTCAAATAATTTTCTTTTTATATTTTATAATGCATTATAATTTTCTACATATTTTAAAATATTTATCATTTATTTTATTTA